TCTTGTAATTCAGGAGTAATTGTGCCGTTTCTTTCGCTATCTATATACCAGTGCGCAAGAACATGATATGCTCCATCAATGATTATTTCGATTCTATCAAAGTAAGGAACTCTAAATATAATATACTTGGGATTTAGATACTTTATATTTTCTTTTAGTAATCTATAGCAAGTATCTGCAGCTGCACCATTTCTACCTAAATTATAATAAGGCATGCCCATTCTTTGTGCAACTTTATAAACCCAAGTTTCTTCTACAGGCAATCCTGTGCCATATGCATTACTACATCCTAAAAATAATATGGATTCTGCTTTACTAAATTCTTCACATCTAAATCCATGTGAATTGTGAGTATAGTCTATATCGTCTTTGCCATACCCATGTTCTTCCATTTCTTTTCTTCTGTATGCCCAGTTGCTATTAAAAATAAATTCGCTGTCATATGATGACCATTTCTTTGTATCAGAAACCCAATCATCATTTTGAAATGAATATAAAACTGTTCCTTTCTTGCTCATCCTTTATAAATAAATGGTGATTCCTTTTTTAATTTTTTCATAGTCTTTCGCCATCTAATTTCCTCTTGTATTTTTCTGTATGGAAAGGTAAAAACTTTCCACATCTTCTTAATTATAGAAGCCATACTTAGTTATCTCCTCGCTAAATAGCCTATTCATAGTCTGCATAGATTTAAGTGTATACCAATTTTTCCAATCGTATAACTCTACTTGCCCATCCATAATTTCCAAATTTATTGGAGTTATCTGTAATTCTTTAAGTTCTTGTTCCCAGTTTTTGAAATCAATTGTGTAATCACATTTTTTATACATTTTTATTTGACACTTTAAGTGACCTTCTTCAAGCCATTTATCAAATCCTATGTAATTGAGAGAATGTGAATAATAAAATACTGCTCTTTCGTAAGTGTTTCGCACAATACCCACCTGGGCTTTGTTGTCTGTTAATATTAATTCTTGTATCATAGTAAGTGTTTATACTCCTTGTAGTTATTCAAGTTTTTCACATACCACTCTACTGTAATAGGCAAAAATTCTTTTAAATTCATTGTATGATTCCACCCTAGTTCTCTTTTAATTGGCTCTGAGCCGTAAGGGTAGACTGTATCATTATATGGTCTGTCCTTTACAAACTTTAATTGCCCTTGTTTTCCTAAAATATCTTGAATCATTATAGCTACTTTAAGATTAGTATATAAATCAGGGTGTCCTATATTATATATTTTATGATTTTTAGACTTACTTGCTATCAAATACAATGCTTTTGCTGCATCTTCTACCCATAGGTATCTTCGCTTTGCACTTCCTTTTCCGTGTAAAGTTATCTTTTTACCAAAAAGTAATTGTAAGGTAAACCTAGGAATAATATTTCTAACAAACTGTCTCGGTCCAACTATATTGTTTGAACGCAGTGTACACACAAATCTGTCAGGATTCATGTGTTTGTAAGCATTAACTAACATATCAGCAGCAGCTTTTGATGCGCTGTATGGATTTGTAGGGTCTAATAAAGAATTATCTGTTATAGTATCTACTGAGCCATAGACTTCATCCGTACTCATTACTATTAGTTTACTTGCTTCTTTACTATGAAAAGCAGATAAAACTGCTTGTGTCCCTAAAATATTTGATTGAATTGTTCCAAGTGGATTGTTATATGACACATCTACATGAGACTGTGCTGATAGATGAAATATAATATCATCTTTTTGAATAATTTTATTCATTACTTCGTTATCCGAAATATCAGCAAAGTAATGAATAACTTTATCTTTCTTTATAGCACGAGAGGAGTGCATTATTTTGTCTACAACAACAACTTCTACATTTGTTTTTAGTAGTAAGTCAACTAAATGCGACCCAATAAATCCACTACCTCCAGTAACTACGTACCTCATTTGAAGTGTTTTTTAACAGCTTCAAGTTTATCTTCGTACTCGGCTATAAAAGCTAACTCTTTTTCAATAGTTTCCATAATATCTGGGTGTTCTGCAACACCCACATGAGAACCTAGTAAAACTTCTATATTTACTTTATGCTTCTCAATGTGTGCTTCAAAATGTAAGATGAGTGCTTTTATAATTTTTTCTCTATAATTACTCATTGTCTCCTCCAAGTATTGCAGATACAAAAGATTTCTGAAATCTCTGTGCCTGACTGTCTAAAAATATTATGTGTAGAAAAAGAGGTGCTATAACAAGACTTATCAGTCCAAATATTGTAGCTCCTAAAAATCTTTTTCTATATACTATGTTGTTATGGTTAATTATACCTACTAATTCCATTGCTGGAAAGTATAACTTCCACATAACCATGCCCCAAGTTGTTAACCAAAAAGCGATGACTATTTCTATCATGCTAGTTTTTCCTTTTTTACATATACGATTGTAAATGTCTTAAACTGCCCATATCATAAGCTGGTATTGCACAGTATTTACCTGCAAAACTTAGATGTGGGAAGAATGTTTTATCAAGGTCATCTTGAGTTGCTTCTATGGTATAACATAGATATACTTTATAACCTTTTTCTTTTGCTTTTTCAGGCTCTAACTCTCTTTGCACTATTGCTGGATAGTTTTGCCTAATTGCCCAAATTTTTTCCCCTGGTTCGAATTCTTCTGCTACACATTGTTCTGGTAGCATGGCGTTTCGTCTGCCTTCGTAATCTGTGTGTGCTAGTTTTTGTGGCACTCCTATTCTATCTATAATTGCTTTTACAAAAGCTGGAGAACGATATAGTGACTTCGCTATCTCACTTACATTATCTCCATCAAGATATGCTTTTACTGTATCTCTAATTTCTGAATCAGTTGCTCCTTTACCTCTGTTTTGTGCTTTTCTTTTTGCACGGAACTCCATCATTTCCAAATGGTCTGTAATAATGTTGCCTAATCTTGTTGTGTTGTAAGCTATGTTTAGTATACCACATGCTTCTTTCTTAGTGATAGGCTTACTACCATCAGTTGGATTTAATAATTCAATTACCTTGTTGATATTTGCTTGTGTAAGATTCTCGTGTTTTTTCACTCTCATAATTAACCCCTAATAAAATTATTCCATAATGTAATATTTTTAATAAATCTGCTGTGTTCTTTCCACCTTTCTTTCCATATCTTTGGGCATACTTTATGATATTTCCTAAGCAAAACCCTTCTCCATGACCAGCATCAAAAATAAACTCAGTAGATTGTATTTTGTTCATACTGTAGTGACCATCATAGGTCGACTCAATATACTTTTTAAGCGTTTCTAGTGCTTGTGCTTCATTAAATTTGTCGTTATTGTAATCACTCATTTTTCTGTAATAAAAAAGCAAACCTGAACAAGTCTGCCTGTTTTCTTGTTATGTCCAAACCCAGCATCAAATGGTGCGTGCCACATGGTAGCTGGATATACGACTGCTCTGTTATATACATTTCCTATGTATGTATGCATTTCCCAATCACCGTTTTCTTCCCACGATTCTTTGAATCCTGCATTTCTTATTTTTCCTTTGACTCCTTCTGTTTTGCCAAGAGTCATTGTTTCTAAGTGTCGAAACATTCCTGTTCCTTTTTTGACACTTGCTTTTGGTTGTAGATAAATTACAGCTGCCCAACTCATTCCTCCAAGAGCTTTTGTCCTCTGTTCAAAGACATCGCCTTCATCTTGGTGAACCCAGTTTTGCAAAGGTTTACCTAATTGTTTTTCTAATCCAAGTGTAAAAGCACAATTACTATTCCATCTAGGAAAATCAATAATCTTTTTTGTTAATACTCCTTGTAATCTATTTTTAACAAACAGTCTGTTGTCATTACTAAATGAGCCAACAGTTCGCTTTCCAGGAAAGTAAGTATTTGTTCCTTGACTACCTGCATAGAAAAACTCAGACAAAGCTAGTTTTCTAACTTCATCTGGGTTAGGGTAAAAATTATCTTCAATTACAATCATTTCTGGAGTTCGTCAAGAACATCCAAGCCACCTTCTATTTTTGCAAGGTATTCTTTTTTATCGGCTAATTGTTTTTCTAGTACTCCAATTTCAGCACTAACTTTATCATGTTGCACTTTTAAGTTATTACGCAACATATCACCATGACTCATGGTTGTTGGTACTTCTTTTGTTATTCCTAGTAGTTGTTCAAGAGGTATGTCTTTTGCCATGCATCCGTACTCCATTTAATAATTTATATGATGTTCCATCACTTTTTCTGACTTCAATAGGTCGTCTAGTAAAATATAAACTGTTCAGTCTTTTCTGTATTTCTTTATGTAATTCTTCTTCAGTCATACTAGCAGGAAATACCATTGACATTCCATTAACTTCATATTTAATTAGTTCTTTGCTCATTTTGCTGTAATCCTTTTATCATACCAAGCAAGACCTTCATCCCACCAGTATGGCTTGTCACGATGTGACCACGCGGCAAATGTTGCCTTGTCTGTGTGATAGTAAAGTCG